TTCTCACCAGAAGTAACTGATGTTCTAACTAACTGCACCGCGTTTAGTGTGGCTCTGTATATTCGCTCATAAATTTGTCTGTGTGTTACATCCAAATCTAATGTCTTTTTGATTTGCTTGGCATAATCTGACACTCCCGGCAAATCTTCCGGTAGTTCAGATACCTTACTCGTTTTTTCTTTTTCTATTTTAAGGTGTATATCGGCTGTCGTGTCATCATTAATTCCCCCGACAACTCTATGACAATTTTTGATATCATATAATGTTTTAAGAGCTGTGTCATACAACCTTGATGTTCTATTGTATGCAATATATCGTAATCTGGCTGCCACCCCGGGATCACCACCTCGCTGTACAAATTCTCTTAACCGCTCTTCATCAGCTTCTACTATATCCACTATGTTTAGCGCCACCTTTGATTCTATCCTTGAATGCATTAGTGTCGCAATGTTTCTTGTTAAATATTGCCCAAAGTCTCCTCTGACTCTGTCTACTCTCAAAAACTCAGCTATTCCGCCGAATGCACATTTACTCCGTTGTAATCTGATGTTGTACTTGTCCGCATTATACACTGTTCTTCGTGCGACGTCAAAGTTGTTTACCCCGAGTAAGACATCGTCACCATTGTGAACTGAGTTTACTGTAGTTGGCGATCCTTGTAAGAGCAATTGAGTGTAAATATAGTTCAACACTGAATTCATGAATGTCGTTAATCTCCATCCCGACATCAGTGTTCCTTTAGTCTTATAGGTAGTTCTTGTTCCCATATTGTCATTAACTATGGTATTAGATACAGATTCCTTTGTCCACATCACGGCCGCTCTTTGATCTTTGGTTAGCCTGTCGTAGAACACATCATAATAAGCCTGTATTACTGCTTGCATGCCCTCATTCGAATGCCCGCTATTAAAATCCTCGAAGTCTATACATAAGGGAGTCTTTTTATACAGTACAGACTCAACCTTTGCGCTCACATACGATGGTCTTGCTTTGGAACCAACTGGGAATTCATTTGGTAGGACATCTTCACAGTTGTAAAAGCCGTAGTGTGCT